AACTTTGACTTCCTGACTCTCCGACAGTAAAAATATCTGAAAACTCTCCAGTAATTCGCTCAACAAATTGCAAAAAAAAACCTTTGAACCCAAGTAAGCCGAAATCGGTGCTGCAATCATTATATCTTTGTGCTTTTCTGTACTCTCAAAAGGTTCTATTCTGTAAAGATTTTTATGTTTTCCTATAACTGGCCGATACATTACCGCCATCTGTTCTAAATAAGTTTCCTCATCTTTGAATAACGTATCTAATTCGATATATTCACCAGCGGTTATATTTTCCAAATTAGGAATAAAACCAAATTCTACACCATTAATAATAAATTTTTCCACGTGAATGGGTTGTTCTTTTAACACGTTTGTTAATTGGTTACTAATATATATAAAATCTTTAGAAGATATTTTTTTAATGTCCTCTACTGAAATATCGCAGAATATAGATACCATTGCCAGACGCAAATATTGGTCGTCTTGGTTAGTATCACAACACTTTTTAAAATCAAAGAATTGCTTAGTTGTTATTTCGTTTAAAGTTTCTGGTATATTAATCTTCATATAATTATAACGTATTTAATTAATATTGTATTTACCTTTGTTAGGATTAGCAAGTTGATAATACACTGCGTATCTAATAGCGTCTAATGCGTGGTTATAATCGTCAATAGGTGTATTGCTTTTCTTTTCTAACCAGCAATAGTTATTTAATTCTTTTATTACATTCGTGCTACCCGGACTTATTATAAGTTCGTAGTCTTGAAGTAATGCTATACCCGCACTAATTGAACCCGCACCCTTAACAGCTTCGACTATATTCAAACCTTTACTTTTAATTTCGTGTATCAATCTCGGTTCAGCATTGTCCCCAATAATTAAATTAGTTCCGCAATACCTTTTATTTTCGTTTATTATCTCACTTGTTGTAAGTTTAGGTTTGTATAAACATTCTTTAATGTAAATCTTTTTATTTGTTTTGTCGATTGACGTTTGCATTAATGTAGTTGGGTCGATTGAGAATCCATAATCTTGCCCGTAAACAGATTTACTTACTTCTTTAAAATCTCCGATACTCCAATTACTAAATACAACTCCCTCCGCTTTATCTAACCACCCGCCAAGTATAACGTGTTTGTATTTCTTTTCGTTGGTTAGTTTAATACGTTCGACTTCCTCAATAAATGAAGTGTCAAGGTTTTCGTAGTTATCCAAGTAAGTAGTGTGTATGTATGTAGTATCTCCTACAATTCCATTAAATCCAGACTGAACACCTCTATCTTCAAAAAATCTTTTATAAATCCAATGTTCCTTTGTTGCAGGATTTAGAATTAAAATAACTCGGTTTTGTTTTCCCTTTTGTCGAATGGATAAGTTTATCTTATCGAAAATAGTTTCGTCTTTTAATTCTTCAGCCTCGTCTAATATCCAAGTTGTAACACCTTGTAAAGATTTAAGGTTTGCGGTTTGGTCGCCCGAACTTGTTTTAATACCTCTAAAGATAATCTTTGAGTTAGATTTTTTATTTACTATTTCTGTTTTGTTTACCTCAAAGAAATTGTTTAATTCCATTAAGTCAATCTTTTCTTGAAACTCTGGTATAATAGACAAATGTGCGGAAGTCATGGTTTGCCTTGTAAACAAAATTGTATGACTTGGTTCAAACGACAAAAGGTTGGCAAATGTACCAACCCCGAAACTCTTTGAACTTCCACGCCCTCCAGTTATGATAAAGAATCGTGTATCGTTTTCAAATAAGGAACTATATTTATTATTTAGCGTTATCACTATTTAAATTTAATAATGTCTTTTAAATCAAAGTTATTGATGTTTACGTTTTGGTCTACCGTTTCTTTTGGCTTACCAAATATATGTTCAGCAATAAATAATTGTCCTCTTTGGCTTTCCATTAACGTATCCTTTACAAATGTTTTCTTTGCTTCATCGTCTGTATCTTTTTTATACATTTCTTTTAAAGCTTCAATAAACAATGAATTTACTTTTTGCTCCTCTGCTACTGGTTTGCGACCAGCGTTAGGTCTTGCTCCGCCTCTTTTCTTTTCTTCTTCCATATTGAAATAAGTTTGTTTATTCAAATTGATTCTAAATAGTGTTATTCGTTTTTACATTCCCATCTATAAGCGTGGTCATCGTCTTGGTAGTTTATTAAGTTACTCCAAATAAATCCGTTTGGTTGTAGTGTTCCGCTTTCTTTAATTGAGCAGTCAACAATTTCCCATTCGCCTCTATGCGTATAAACAAATTGAAAGCCACCAGTTACTAACTGATTTGTATAATACATCTTTCTACAATCGCACCCGATAGGTTCTGTTTCTGTTATTGGTTCTGGTTCACAAGATGCAGCGAACGAAAATAAAGTAACGATAAGTAGTAATAATTTAGTTTTCATAATTATATAATTTAGTTAGTTGTTTGATAATAGATTGATAAACACCACCGCAAGTATTACAAGGTTCAATTCTTTTGTGAAACGAATTAGCGTACAAATCTAAAATAGTTTTAGCTTCATCGATTGTAATTACTTTTTTATTTTCACGTTCTAAAAACGCTTTAAATATTTCCTTATCTTCATCAGTCATTTTAGTAACCTTTTTAAAAGGAAACATAGTAACAAGATTTAAAATATCTTTACGTTTTGCGCAACCTTGACATTCTTCTATTCCAATTGCTTTTGTAACTTTTGAGATAGCGTCTCCAACTCCTCGTACTTTTGGCTTTCTTCCCATACTAATTTTTTTAATTTACGTTTTGTTTTTTGTATTAGTGAAATACTTATTTCTGAATTTCTTGCGAACTCTCTCAATCCCATAGTAGATGAAAAATGTATAATTACTTTTTCGTGCTTTTCTAATTTGTTATAGGCTTGGTCGTAACATTCTTTTTTTAAATCTTCTAAATTATATTCTTTTTCATCAAATTTTATTTTTTCTAAAAAAAATTTAGCATTAAACACTATGCTATCACTATAAAAATTATCTACAGAGTATTGTTCTAATCCGTTAAAATCACAACAATACTCTTTTTGTTTTCTCTTTTCTTCTATAAAGATTGAACGTATTACAAAATAAATATAACCATCGTCAACACTTTTATTTAGTTCGTACATTTTTAGATACATATCTTGAACAATGTCGTTAGCTTTATCCTTGCACTTGCACATATTATAAGCAATCTGCACCCATTTTTTATGATTTTCAGCTAATTTTTCTAACATTTTTATATATTTTGTTTTGCAATATACAAATTATTTTTAAATTGAGTTAAATTCTTTCAAAATAATTTAAAGTTATTGGTAATCCAGTTATTAAACTATCTTTAATAAATACAGAATTTTTACTATTTGACTTATCAGTCCACACCTCAATTAAACCATCACTAAAAAAAACACAAGTAAAATCTTTTATCATTACTCTTTTGTTAAGTATATAATTCATTGTATAACCTCTTTTTTTAAGATATATTTCTAAAAGTTCTTCAGTTATTTTCTTGTCTGTTTTTTCTTCTGAATAACTTAACGCTTGGATGTAAATCATATCTACGTATTCGTTAAAGTTATTCATTGCTTTTTTATAAAGTTCTTCTACCATAATTTAATTAATCATTAAATCAAACATATTTTTATTTATTAGCCTTACTTGTTGCCATTGGTTAGCTGAAATATTTTTTACAGGACAATCCCAAAGTTCGTGTTTCATTACTTTGTTTTTACGTAGGTATTCAGCAAGTTTTAAATTAGACATTGGAGCTTTATTTTTATCGAAACGTGTAATTGTTTTTACTATTGTAGCTGGTTTGTGTTCGGCTAATGCAATTTCTCTATAACGATTGGCTTGGTATTCTACTTTGTCTTTTCGTTTTGTTTCGTGATATACTTCTATTAGTGCTTTATCTTTCGTTTTAAACGCTTCAAATAATATTTTGCAATATTTATCTTCTTTAAAAAGTTTCGCCTTTAAAAGCATATTATATAAGTTATCTCTATTACAGCCAATTTCTTTTGCTATTGTTGTGTATCGGTTTGTAATATTTCCAGTTAGTTGTTCTACTCTCATTTCGGCGTAGAAACATCTAAATGCTACGTATGGTATAGTTCTGTTTTTCTCTTTGATGTTTATAGAAAATATCTGTTGTATTTCTTTAGTTGATTTGTACATAATATTAAAGTTTATAAGCTACAAAGTTAAAATCAAAGTTTGGTA